AATTCCTACCAACCAGACCCGGAAGACTACCTCATGACTTTTGCGTGGTATGGGTCTTGTTCTGGATGTGATGCCTTGCAATCCGCGCAATCATGGGGAGACGGAAAACTAACGGAGCAACAGGTAAAAGACTTTATGAACATCTGCAAAGACTTGATCTGCAACGCTATCAAACCTTACAACTATGGATGGAGACATGATGATAGATTTGATGTCGTGGAGGAGGGTGACAACTCTGAGCAAGAATGATACGACTATGGAGCAGGGGAAAGAACTTGTTAAGCGCAAGATGAAACCCCGTGGCGGGAACTCTCCTGTGATTGGAGATAACGGGGTACATACTAAGCCTGGAGATAATGCTAAGTATGCTGGGGTGCTTGCGACTATCTTGAAGTGGGGGCCTGTGGATAAATCCGATGTGGGCGCATTGGAGAAAAGGTTTTGGGACTTTGTGAACTATTGCATGGAGAATGATGTTAAAGTCACAAATCAGGTCACATACCTTGCTATGGGAATTTCTAAAGATGACGTTTATCATTGGGAAAATGGGCTTACACGCAGTTCTGCACACGGCGAACTCATTAAAAAAGTTAAAAATTTTTGTGCTGCCTATCGTGAAATGTTAGGGGCTGACGGCAAACTAAATCCTGTCACTTTGGTTTGGTGGCAAAAGAACTATGACGGTCTTGTGGACAAGTCCGAAGTGGTGCTTACTCCCAACAACCCGTTAGGGACTATCACCGACCAAAAGCAGCTTGAAGAGCGGATCGCCGGGTCTGTGGTGGTGGAGGAGTGACGACTATGGAAACGACTATCGACTATGCCAGCGACTATGGTGGAGAGGCCAGCGACTATCAAACGACTATGGAGGGAAAGCAAGAGACGGAAAACGACTATCGATTCTGTCCCTTGAAGCTCCACGCGCTACTATCAACTCCTGAAGCGGTTTTAGGAACATCAGACTACAGAGGCGGGGTGGAGTGCAGAAAAAATATATGCGCCTGGTGGGACGCCGACAAGTCCCGTTGCGCCGTGCTATCTCTGGCCCGCAACAAATAATAATACCCCGGCTTGCTCCTGGTGGAGTGGGCCGGGGTTGCTTTGTGCCTTGCGGGGCGTTCTGTGGGCCGCTGTGCGGCGTTTTAGTGGCCGGTAGTATATAGAGACATTGCCAGACGACAAAACCGCTCTACGGACTTGTAAATGGCCTTTACGGCGGATTTGCTTTTGGGGCTTGTCCGCCCTGCTGGACATGGACGCAAAAATGCCGCTTGCAGGCCGTAGGACGGTACACAAGCGGCGAAAAGCTGGCGGAGAGTATAGGAACATAGCCGACAATGATTGAGGCTTGGAGGGCATAAAAAACCCGCCCCAGGAAGCTCCAGGGCGGGCGGTGGTATTATGCTAATATCTCAATTACAATCGGGTCATGTATGACGATCTCCCCAGCGTCCTCGCCATAGTCCCACGAGTTGCCAGCGATTACGGCCACATGATCGCCGTAATAGTAGCCGTGCCGTTGCGCCTCGTTGATGGAGTCCCAGCGCATAGTAGACACGCCGGGCAGCTCCTCTCCGGTGTCGTCTCCGTTGTCCCAGACGTGGGAGCGGTGGGACATAGAGCCGGGAGAAAACGGGACATCCTGGACGCGGACGCCAACGGCCTCATAGTCATATAACGCGCTGGAGGCTATATCCTCAACGCGCCGGATCATGTCGGGGGCTAGTCTCATGTATAACACCTCTTGTTAATTGTATCGCGCCCCCGCGGGGCAGTCAAGATTTTTTGGCAAGCTCCCATATCACCATAAGCGGGAGCAGCAGAATAAACAGGATAATCAAGCGGGGGTCACCTCCTCGCGGATATAGGTTGCCTGATAGTACCCGCGCAGCTCGCGCCGCACATTGTACCGGGCGCAGATACCGCGCACAGTGTCCAGATTGTCCCGGGCCTCCCGCGTGGGATATGGGCCGGTATAGTCATGCTCTGCAATCAGCACGGGCACGGGGCCGCGATCGGTGTTTATGTAGTTTCGGCGGGTGGTGATCCCGGCGGCGTTGATGCGGGTTTCCAGCCGGTCTAGCGTGGATTTTTTCATGGTTATTTCCTCCGTTCTCTGGCGGTCAGCCCCAATTAAAAACAAGTTGCGGAAACTTTCTTTCAATTTGCACGGCATCTTCTGCGGAATAATCGCCAATAATGCGCCCGTTTTGATAGATATTCCCACGATAAATGCAATCTAAATCAGAAAAGTAAATGTCGATTTTATCAGCATTGTGGGGGCTGTCCCCATACCACATATCAAGAGATTTCCTCATGTTTTCCTCCATTCTCCGGCGGGCGGGTCAAGACCGGTAGATAATCAAAAAGTCGTTGTAGTGGTTGCGATTGAGTTTTACAGGGTAGGACGGCCAGACTTCCGCCCGCTTGCTTGTCATGCCGTAAAATCCGCATACATGGTCAAGCTGTGCCGGGGTCAGGCTGTCAGCCCATGCGGAGCCGATAAATCCAACGGCCAAATATTCCGGAGTCTGGTCTGCAATGGTAAATCGGCCTGCAATATCTGCGATTATTTTCATGGTTAAGCCTCCCTTGCTGTCCAGCTAATGCGATATGGGTCTTGATGGTAATTTGCGCCTCTGGCCCACAGCTTTTCTTTGTCTAAGAGGTGATTTGCTGTGATGTGATAGGGTTTTCCGGTTTCCTTGTCTTTGTAATATAGCCTGTATTCGCTGGTGGCCTTGTTAAATACAATGCTTATAAGTTTCATTATGTGGCCTCCTACTCAATAAAGATTTGCGCTCTGCCTGCTGTATTCGTGCCGTGCGGCCATGTATGCGGCCCGCTGCATGTCGCTAAACTTGCAGGCGGAGAAAAGCTCTTCGATGTCCTCATAATCGAGGACGCCGGAACAGTCACCAAAAGCGGAACACACGTCAAAATCGGCTTGCCAGTTTATGCCGTATTCGTGATTAAACATCTCGCGGAGAAATGCGCTTTTCCAGTATTCCGCATTATCCTTTTGGAGTTCGGCCTTTTCGAGCGTGGAAAGAAGATTTTCTCCGTGTTTCACAAAATCAGCGTCTTTTTTATCGTAGAACGCCATAAATACAGGGCTGAAAATCATGTTTTCGGTTTTCTTTCTCAACTTTTCCCGTTCCTTATCAGGGCCGCAGAAGAACATGGAAATATGATCCCGGCGCAGGCCGTAATAGTTGCGGATATAGTATTCTTTCGCTTGCTTGTCCTGGTAGTTGGTCACTGTTTCCATTTCGTCAGCGGTAAACAGCTTTTTATTTAAGCTGTCAAAGTAAAATTCCCGTAGTTCGTCGCGGCTCTTGCCCTGGTGGTGCAATTCGTAATCGTTCGCATACTTGATATAATGCCCATCAGCAAACACAAGCGCGGAATAACCGAAGCAGCCGCCAAAGTCCACAAAATAGACTTGATGCCCCTTGACGGAGGCGGTCTCAATAGCCATTGCTGCGGCTTGCTCCTCTGTCAACGCTTCAATATCGCGGATCGTGTATTCTTTCGTTGCAGTGTTTTTCATTTATGTTTTCCTCCTTGTCATGGAGGGCGGCCCGTGGTATAATGGGCGTGCCCTGGTTCTGTGGTAGGTTCTGGGGTTCTTCTTGCCTCGGTCGCTGTTGCAAGCGGTGGCCGGGGCGTTTTGTTTGCCCTCGTTACCTCTGGGGCGGGCTGTGGTGCGTAGAGGGTTATACCTCCTCCAAAATTCCTTTGTAGCCGTAGCTGGTCTCAAATTCGGCCCACGATTTGCGGCCGCTTTTTGTGTACCAGTGCGGTCTGTAAGTAAAATCGCCATCAGCGTCCACCAGCTTCAAGAGGGCCTGCTTTATGCAGCTGGCCTTGACGATTTCCAACGATCCTCTGATCCTGTATTCTTTCATTTCCGTTTCCTCCAGGCCTGTGGCCTGTCGTGGTTGTTCCTGTCCGCTCGTCTTCACGGGTGGGCTGTATTGTTTTGGTTCTGATGCTAGTATATCCTATATATTTAGTATTGTCAATGATTTTTTCTATATTTATAGTATTATATTTTTTATATATAGGTTGTAAGATTGCAACAAATATTATTTTTGTTCAATTTTATTTTGCGGTATCTCTTAATATCATATATAAGGGGCACCGCCAGCCGGACACCCCCGGGGGATAGACCGGAGCCGCCATCTCCTACCTCAGTCTCTCTACCACCGAAAAATTAAAAAAGTCTCTTGACTATTCTGAATATTCAGGGTATACTAAATATATAGAATAAAATCCTAAATGGAGTGAGTTTGAATGGAATTTAAGAAAGCCATGAATGTTTTAATGGCGCAAGAGGGTATATCGCAAAAGAAGTGGGCAGAGGAAGCTGGATATAAGACAGTGAGTGCGATTTCAACTCCTATGAGCAAGGGAGATATTATGCTTTCTACTCTTTGCAGGCTAGCCAAGTCTGTTGGGTATTCTGTATGTCTTGTAAAAGATGGACCGAATGAAGAGGGGTATCTTCCCATTCCTGTTGATGCAAAGTCAGTTAAAGGGGCCGAAAAGAAGGGTTCCTAAAAATCCGAGCAAAACAAAAAGGGAGATGATGCTCCTTGGATGTAAGGAAGAATTTAATTGGGCAACGGTTTGGCCGATTGGTCGCTATCCGGCCCGTCAGAAAGCGGGCGAATGATGACCGGCATACAATGTGGTTCTGCAAGTGCGATTGTGGTAGTGTAGCGGTTATTCCTACAAATAATTTAATACAGCAGACGGTTTCTTGCGGATGTGTGTCAAGAGGGCCAAAGATAGATGATACGGTTAGGGCGGTTTGCCCTGGATGTGAGGAAAAGTTTGATATTGAATTAAACGGACAAAAAACTCCACAATTCTGTCCCGATTGCTCAAAAATATATACAGGTAATAGCTGGAAGGTGTGTCCAGTTTGCAGAAAACTATTCAAATCGTTTCCGAGCGCAAAAAAGACGACGTGTTCGGAAGAGTGCAGCAAAAAATGGGGGAATTATATAAGAACCGGGAGAAGGTTCAAGTGGAGTGAAAAATCAAAGAAAGCGGCGCGAGAAAGCGGGCTTTGGGACGATATGGACGAGGCTGCGGCGCGGGCGAGGGCACGGAAAGTTGGAGACCCCAGGTTTGAGCGGACAGAAGAAAACATAACATCAAAAATATGGGTTCTTGTAGATCCATCTGGGAATGAACATATAGTTCGGAATTTGAAGCTATGGGCAAGCGAAAATTATGAAAAGTTTGGGAAGGATGACTCTGAAAGGTCTATCAAACAAATAGCGCAAGGGTTTTATATGATTGCATTATCGTTAAGAGGGAAGAAAGCACCTCCAAGACTAACATACTTTGGTTGGACATTGAAGGATTTGCCAAGAGAGCTGGAGGATGATAAAGATGGACTGGATCAAATGCACTGATAGGATGCCACCAGACATGGAGCCGGTGATGGTGACAGCCTTTCATAGAGGATTTGTTGTAGACGCAGAACCCGGTGAAAAATTTGTGTCTCACGATGTAAGGTGGAATGAAAAATTGCAGGCGTGGGAAGTACAAGAGTGGAATATTTGCGAAATGGAATGGACGACATGGCATGATTTAGAGGTTACTAACTGGATGCCATACCCTGAACCGGCGGAGGATTGATGATATGCACAAACTGACGAACAAGCAGTACGAGGAATACATGAAGATGATCCGGGATAAGGAAGAAGGGCGACTGCTCACCCCTGATGGCTTACGGATGATATGTTCGGCAAACAAGTATGACCCGGAGAAGATAGGGCTTCACATGCTGGCGGTGTTGGCGAATTGGAATAAGGTGGATGTATAGGAGGTAAAATGAGAGAAGTTGCAGGGGAATATAATACCGCTAAGATTTTTACAGATGTTGTTGACGATGCTTCCATTGCACAGGTTAAGGAATTGTGCGATCAAGAGTTTTGCACTGGAAGTAGAATTAGACTGATGCCTGATATTCATGCTGGAGCTGGATGTACTGTTGGGACTACAATGACAATCAAGGATAAGGTTGTGCCAAACCTTGTCGGGGTTGACATTGGCTGCGGAATGGAAACCGCTAAAATCAAAGAATCCAATCTTGATATGGAACGGCTTGACAATGTTATTCGAGAGAATATACCGGCAGGGTTTGAAATAAGGTACAATGCACACAGGTATTTTGACCGAGTAGATTTATCGGCTTTGCGCTGTGCGGATAAAGTTGACTTAGAAAGAGCGAAAAAAAGCGTCGGGACATTGGGCGGCGGCAACCACTTCATCGAAGTTGACCGGGATGAACAAGGGCGACTCTACATCGTAGTTCATTCTGGCAGTAGGCACTTGGGATTGGAAGTTGCAAAGTATTATCAAGAGGCTGGATACAAAAAATTATCCGACAAAAACGATGGCCTTGAAAAACTAATAGAAGAATTAAAAGCTGCTGGTAGACAGAGCGAAATCCAACAGGAAATCAAAAGATACAAGTCTGAATATAAATGCGATATTCCTAAGACACTTGCCTATGTTGACGGGGCTTTATTTGATGACTACATTCACGACATGAAAATAGTCCAAAGGTTTGCTGAAATTAACAGGCAGGCTATGATAGACGGGATCGTGTCTGGAATGGGAGTTCATGTTGAAGATCAGTTTACGACAATTCACAATTACATTGACACTGACAGCATGATACTTCGTAAGGGTGCTGTATCTGCCAAAAGTGGTGAGGTTTTGCTTATACCTATTAACATGAGGGATGGAAGCATTATCGGAATTGGCAAAGGAGATGAAGATTGGAATTGTTCCGCTCCGCATGGTGCTGGACGCTTAATGAGCCGGGCGAAGGCTAAAGAGAGGTTTACCGTTGCAGAATTTGAGAAGCAGATGAGTGGAATTTATACCACATCAGTCAATCAGGAAACGCTTGATGAATGCCCGATGGCTTACAAGAGTATGGAAGCAATCACGGAGAATATAGAGCCAACAGTTAAAATTTTGAAAATCATCAAGCCAGTATATAATTTTAAGGCTGGTGGAGATTAAATATTGCACCCCGCCACAGGGCGGGCGTATATAGTGCCAAGTGCCTCTCCAGATGGAGCGAACAGTGCCAAGTGCCTTTTATCTTACGGGATAGGAGGCACTTTTTTCATGGAAATTCGGGAGTTGGTAGAGAGGGCATTTCAGAGGGATTTGTCCGATCCGTCTGCGCTATCTGATGCATTCGATTCGATCAGATTGTTGGAGCCAGAGGATTTTAAGCTGGCTCATGAGAAAAACAAAGAGGTACGTCGGCTGTCTGCAAAATTCGCCGCAGAACAAAAAAGCCTCCGCATGTTTGAGTTGAACAAACGGAGTCTGCTATTTGATGCACCGTATGATTTTGATGCATTTCTGCGCTATTTGGAATGGGACCGGAAGCCTGAAAAGAGATTTTACCTTCCGAGACGGCATTATTTGAAGAAGTATGTTGACGCATATCAGGAGATATTGGATGGAAAACTTGATTTCTTGTCCATATCCATGCCGAAACGAGCGGGAAAGTCCCAGCTTGGGATCAACTTTGTAAATATGCTGTCTGGGAAGTTCCCTGATCGGGCAACGCTTATGGAAGGTACTGGCGACGATCTTGTAATGTCCTTCTATAAGGGATGTCTTGAGTATCTGCAAACGCCGAATGAGTATTTGTTTTACGATGTGTTTCCGAGTAGTAAGCTGATTCAAACTAATGCGGACAGCAAGACGATTAACCTGTTAAATAAATCGCGGTTTCCAACCATCATGTGCCGCTCGATTGATGCACGGCAAGTCGGTCTTTCTGAAGCTACGAATTTACTTTATCTAGATGACTGCGTTGAGGGCCGGGAGGAAGCCAAGAATCGAAATCGCTTGGACGCAAAATGGGAGGTTATATC